CGACTGCTGCGGGCGGAACGATCCCCCTAGATCGCGCCCTTGCTCCTGACCCTCCGGCGCGGGGCTGGCGGTTGCGCTCCCGAGCTGGCGAGGGCCACAAACTCCCCGATCGTCTCCCGGATCCCGAGCGCGTCGTAGGCGGCGGTCGCGTAGACGTGGAGGTCGATCGCTTCGTTCCGGTCCTGTAGCTGCTTCCACCGCCAGATTTTCCGGCCCCGGTCTTCCCGGTCCAGGACCTTCGCCTCGCTCTCGAATTGCTTGAAGTAGGCCGCGTCGAACCCGTTGCATATGTCGGGGTCCGGCGCGCGGAGGTGGATGTAGCGCGGCCCCGGCTCCGGCACCAACAGCCGGGCGAAGAGGCTCTCCTTCTGCGCGAACGTGCCGACGTGCCAGAGCCGGATCTTGGGGATGTTCTTGTACTTGTTGGCCTTCCGGGTGGTCACGCCGGGATCGACCAGGGACGGGTAGCCCTGGTGGCCCGCGTCGCCTTTGCAGGCCCACACTCGCCGCCGCTCTCGGGGCCCGCAGAAGCGATAGACGGCCCGGGTCCGGTGGCCGGAGTCCACGAAAGTGGACACGATGCGGAGCGCGGCGCCGCTCGCGTGCTGGTAGGGTCGCGCGAGGAAGCTGTCGAGGATCGCCCAGGTAGCCGGGTCGTCGGTGTCGCCCTGGATCCGTTGGTGGAGAATGTCCCAGGATTCGTCGTCGATGCCCCACCCCCGGACCAACAGCTCGAGCCGCCTGTCCTGCACGTCCACCCCGGCGGTGAGCACGCCGACGCCCTCCGGGACCATGACGATTTCGCCCTGGGGGGTCACGTACTGTTCGGCCCGGGCCTCCAGCGCCGACACGGAGGGCCGCTCGCTCAGGTCCTCCCATACCTCGCCGAGGATCGTGTTGGTCCAGACCTTGTGCTTCGCCGGGTCGCCCTTCGCCGCGAGGAACTTGTCGATCTGGCGCGGCCAGGACGCGCCGGGCAACAGCGAGATCAGTTGCGGGATATGCCAGCCGGGGAGCTTCGCGTGTGGGTTCCGAACCTTCCACCGGCCCGCCTGGATCATGGCGCGCTTCTCCGGTCCCTCCCGGACCTGGCCGACCTTGCAGTCCTCGTTCTCGCACTGGAGGTAGGCGGTGTCGGTCAGGTGCCGTGTCTTCCTTTCGAGGCTCTGGCAGCCGGGACACCGGGGGTCGTCGTGGTCGTAGAGTTCGGCGTCGCACGTCCCGCAAACCGAGATTTTGTCCCACCGGATCCGCCGCCACTCCACGACCTGCCAGTGGCCGCAGTGGGGGCACGGGCACTCCCACACGCGCTTGTCGCTTTCGGCGTAGCGGTGGGCGATCAGGGAGTCGCCGCGTAGGGTCGGGGTGGAGCCGCACAGCATGAAGCCGCCGAAGTCCGCGTACTCCTGGCCGCGCGTGGCGTAGAGTTCCAGCGGGTCGCCTTCCTTGACGTTGATCTCCATGCCGTCCACTTCGTCGGCGAAGGCCCGCTTCACCGACCGGCGCCGGAGGTTCACCGGCGAGACCGAGCCGAATATCTCCAGGTGGCCGCCTTCGAAGCCCTTGAACGCCATCGTGGTGTCGCGGCGCCGTCGGCCCGATCCCTTCCGGTCGTCATGGCCCCACTGCTCGCGGAGCGCCGGGGTGACCTCGATCATCTTCGTGATGTTGTCCCGGCTGTAGCTCTTCGCCTCCAGGTCGGTCGGCTGGAGGACCGCCATGGTACAGGGGTCCACCGAAACGGTCCACACGATCATGGTGCCGATGATCCCCTCGGTATAGCCGATCCGGGCGGCCTTGAGAACCGTTCCCTCCGGCGCCCACGGGTCCACACAGAACCGGAGTACTTCCTCCAGGTAGGGGGTCTCCGACATCTTCATCGGCTGCCCGACCTGGGGACCCTGGCAGAGCAAGCGCGTCGCGTCCGCCCACTCCACCACGTCGGGGAGAGGCTTGCCGCCCGCTTCGTTATCTGCCATGATCGTGTTCCTCCGCGCGGACCGGGAAGGGAGGGGGCCGGGATGTCGTCCGACTACAAAGAACAGCTAGCGTCGCTGAACGCCACGATCAAGGCGGTGGAAGACGGGGACCGGGAAAACAGGGTCCGGGAGCGGTATCTCACGGACGTCGACCTCCCGACACTCTACCGCCGCCGGGCGCAACTGGAGATGGCGGTCGCGCGTCAGGCGGGAACCGTCGGCCAGCGCCAGGGCGTGCTCCGGCGGCGCCGGAGCTACCGGGGCCACTGAGGTGGGTAGGCGCGTAGAGATCACGCGGCTCCCGCGCCCGAAGGCGGACGGGTCACCGCCGGGGCTCGTTGAGCGAATGAGGCACCGGCTGGAGGCGACCCGCCCGAAGCCGAACCTCCTGGACCGGGCGGTGAACGCGGTCGCGCCGATCTACGGCGCCAAGCGCCTCGCGGCCCGCTGGCGTAGCCGGTGGATCTACTACGGGCGCGGCGGCTACGAGGGGGGCCGGTTCGATCACAAGGGCCTGCAGGAAGACCTCCCGGACGTGGACAGCGCGAAGAGCGCGCTCCATCCGAACCTCTGGACCCTCCGCGCGCGATCGCGTGACTACATCCGCAACGCCCCGGTCGCGAGCGGCGCCGTGCGGAAGGTCCAGTCGTCGGTCGTCGGGTGCGGCCTCCAGGTCCAGCCTCAGATTGACCGCGACGCCCTGGGCCTCACCGACGATCAGGCGGACACCTGGGAACGCGAGGCCCTGGCGATCTTCCGCGCGTGGTCGAAGCCGGACGGCGGGTGCGACATCGCCATGGAGCACAGCTTCGAGACCTTGCAGAACATCGTGGTCCACGAGGTCCTGGCCGCCGGGGACGTGCTCAGCAGCTTCCGGTGGCGCCCGAAGCGGGGCGCGCCGTTCGGCTCGGCTATACAGCTGATCCCGGCGGAGCGGGTCTCGAACCCGAAACACCAACCGGACACGACCGCGCTGTCCATGGGCGTCGAGACCAACCGGGTCGGGCGCGTGCTCGCCTACCACGTCAACGACGATCATCCCGGCGAGGTCAGCGCGTGGGACAACTGGAGGCGGGTCGCCGCCCGGAACGTGCTCAATCAGCGGGTCGCGCGGCTCGTCTACGACGCGGACCGCCTGGGCGGCGTGCGGGGCGTGCCGTTCCTGGCGGCGGTCATCACGCAGCTTCGCCAACTGACCGACTACAGCGAAGCCGAACTGCAGGCCGCTGTGCTGTCGGCGCTCTTCACGGTCTTCGTGAAGACGGAGACGCCGGGCGCGGGGCCGCTGATGTCGCTGCATCCGACCTATGACTACCACGCCGACAGCGACGGCGGGATCGCGGAAGACCAGGACGTCCGGCTCGGCAAGGGGTCAATCCATGAACTCGCGCCGGGCGAAGACATCGCCCTGGCGAGCATGACCCGCCCGAACGCGGAGTACGACCCCTTCGTTCAATCTCTGGAGCGGCATATCGGGATGGCCGTCGAGGTGCCGTATGAGGTCCTGGTCCAGCACTTCTCAAGCTCGTACAGCGCCAGCCGGGCCGCGCTCCAGGAAGCGTGGCGGACCTTCCGCCGGAAACGCTTCTGGCTGTCGACCTACTTCTGCCAACCGGCCTACGAGTTGGTCCTCGGCGAAGCGGTCATGACGGGCCTTCTCAAGGCGCCGGGGTTCTTCTCCGACCCGATCCGGCGGGCGGCCTGGACGAAGGCGCTGTGGACCGGCGAGGCCCCCGGAAGCGTGGATCCGGTGAAGGATGCGAACGCCGCGAAGATCCGGGTCGACGAAGGGTTCAGCACCGGCGAGCGGGAGGCCCGGGAGTTGACAGGGACCGACTTCGGGTCCAATATGCGAAAGCGGCGACGGGAGGCGGCGGAACTCGCGGAGATCCGCGAGACACTCGCACCGGCGGCGGACGACGGGATGGAAGACGGCGAACCGATAGGGGCGGGCAGTGGAAGAGGAAACGACGGGGACGGCGGAGACGACGGGGACTGACCCGACGCCAACCGACGCGGGCGAAGAGACGCCGGCAGAGGCGTCCACCGAGCGCGCTGGCCTGCCGGCAGACGTGCCGCCCTGGGCCGTCACCTCCCATTGGGACATCCCCGCCGAAGCCCTGGCCGCGCTCTTGCGGTTCCTCTCCGGGGTCGGATCCGAGCACTACACCGCCGACGGCGGCCAGCACACCGGACCCGACCAGGGCTACAAGGTCCAGGACGGAATCGCCGTCCTTTCGGTGCGCGGGGCCATGGTCAACGCCAGGCTGCCCCGGTGGCTTCTCCGGTGGGGCCGCATCACCTCGATGCCGAACCTTGAGGCGGACTTCGCCGCGTGCCTGGACGACCCGAGCGTGCGGGCGGTCATGTTCCATATCGACTCGCCCGGCGGCCAAGTCGCGGGCCTCGCCGATCTCTGCGAACTCGTACACGCCGCCGACAAGCCGGTCTTCGGCCACGTCGTCGGGCAATGCACCAGCGCCGCCTACGAGCTTGCCGCCGCGTGCGACCGGATCACCGGCTCTTCGCGGTGCCTGGTCGGCGGCCTCGGCGCAATGCTGACGATCCGGGAGTGGCGGATGGAGGGCGAGCGGGTCCTCAAGATGGTCAGCCGCCAGACTCCCCGGAAGGATCTCAGCCAGGCACTCGAAAACACGAAAAAGGGCCGACAGGCCCGGGCGGACATCCAGGCGATGCTGGATCAAATGGCCGCCGAAATGTTCGACGCGCTCGCGCGCTACGGGCGCGACGTGGGCGACGCCAAGGACGGGCGGATGCTCGTCGGCGAGCAGGCAGTGGAGGCGGGGCTGATCGACGACGGCCTCATGACGTTTAGCGAGGCCATGGCGAAGGCGGTGGCCAAGGTAAGGAGACCAACGATGGAACCCAACGAGCAAGCGGTAGCCGACGCGCGCGCGGAAGCGACCAAGCTGGAGCGGGAGCGGGTCGCGGCGATTCTCGCCCTTCCGGGTCCCGACAACGTGAAGCAAGAGGCCATCAGCGAGGGACTGAGCGTCGGCGACGCCGCCGTGAAGATCCTCCAGGCCGAGCCGGAGCCGGAGGAAACCGGCGCGGAAGCGGAACTCAGGGCGCGCCAGGAGGCCGAGAGCGGCGACCACCCGAGCTCGGGCCAGGGTGCGGACGCCGGAGACGACAAGGCCAAGATGGCGGCGGCGGCGAAGGAAACCGTCGAGGCCATGCAGGCGGCGGGCGTGAGTCCGTTCCTCGGCACCACCGAGCTAATGGCTGGCGCGAACCAGCTTCCTAACTGACCCGGGAAGGGGAGAGAGGGGACAGAGACATGAGTCACGACCTGGGGTTCACACAGGCAAAGGGCTTTGACGCCGAGGCGTCGGTCTTCAATCCTGACCAACTTCTGACGCGCAACGTCGATCTTGCGATCACCCGGCGCGTCACATTCGCCCCGCTGACCGAAGTTCTCAAGCGGGGCACACTGGTCGGGCGAGTCACGGCGACAAGCAAGTGGCAGGAAAGCCTCGCGGCGTCAAGTGACGGCTCGGAGGTTCCGCGCGCCATCGTTGTCCGCGATCTGCCCATTGACACCGAAGACCAGAGCGGACTGGTCTATGTGCGGGGCGACTTCAACAGCCGAGCCATGACGTTCGGCGCGGGTCACACGGCGGATTCCGTGCGAGAGGCGTTGCAAGAGCTCGGGATCGCCATCGAGACCGCTGTTCAGAGCGAGGGGAGGTAGGGGGGGCCATGTTCAACGTCTACGACGCGGTTTTTCTCTGGAACGTCATCCAGAACCTCAAGATGCCGCGACACACGGTGCTGGCGCGGTACTTCCCGTTCCTCCAGCCCGCGAAGTCGGTCGACTCGCCGATCATCACCTTCGACTATCTCCCGGCGGCTGAGAAGCTGGCGGTCTTCGTGTCTCCCCTGGCGGAGGCGCAGCAAGTCGAAGAGCGCGGATTCGAGACCGAATCGATTCGCCCGGCGTATGTCAAGATGAAGACCACGCTGGACCTCTTCCGTCCCTGGAAGCGTGCGGCTGGCGAGTCCATCGGGGCGCAGGACTACTCGCCGGAAATGCGGCGCCGGATGCAGGCGGCCCAGGCTGTCGAATACCTGGTCGCCCTGATTCGCAACCGAATGGAGTGGATGGCCTGCCAGACCCTCCACGCGGCCCGCTACACCGTGGTCGGCGACAAGTACGACCCGGTGGTCCTCGACTTCAAGCGCCACGCCGGAAACACCGTCGACCTCACCACGATGACGAACGCCACCTGGGGCACGGATCACCGGAACGCGCGCCCGACGCGCCACTTCCAACAGTGGGCCGAGCAGATTGTGAAGGAAGGCGGCGGAGGCATCACCGAACTGCTGCTGACCAACTCCGCCTGGCTCGCGCTCACAGAGTCGCCGGACTTCGAGAAGAAGATGGACCAGCGGCACCTGTCGGGAATCGCAATGGAGACCGGCCCGAACCTCATGCGGGGGATCAACTACAAGGGCCTCTACGACGGGATCCCGGTCTACGTTCACATGGACTTCTATGTGGACGGCGCGGGCAACCGCCAGCGTTACCTGCCCGACGGCTACGCCTACGCGATCGGGCGCGACACCATGCTCGGCGTCCAGGCTCACGGGCCGATCTACGACGAGAACATCCCCGGCGGCGGCTCCACGACGCAGGAATACTACGCCCGCTCGTGGGTGGACAAGGACCCCGGAGTCCGGACCATGCTCTGCCAGACAGCGCCCATCGTCTACGCTCAGCGCCCCAACGCGGTCCTCGCCGCGAAGGTGGTCGACGCGTAGAGAGGCCGGGGAGCGTGAAGCCGTGGGCCTCTACAAGGGTTCGGTCCGGGTCACTCGGCCTGGGCCGAACCCCGGCCGGTTTGTCGACGACGCCTTTCAGCCGGGGGACCCCGTGGAGCTAGTTCACGACGGCCCGGCGGAGGTCCAGGACCTCGGTCGGGAGGTTGCCCGGGATCCACGGGGCACGCCGAAGCCGGGGCGAATGGTCCACGTCCATCTTCCGCCCGGCACGACGAAGATCGGGGTCCAGGGCGGAATCCAACTCGAAGACGTGGTGGAGTTCCGGTCCATGCCCGACGGCGTGCTCCGCACCGGGCGGGTCCGCGAGACCTTCGAGATGGACCAGTCGTTCAGCGTGGGGTACGGCGAATGACCTGGTACGAGCAAACCCCGCCACCGATCCGCCGGGGTCTGATCCTCCTGGACGTGCGGGACCGGCTGCGGACGGCTGGTAATACCGCGCCCTTTCCGTTTGACGTGTACCGCGAGCAGGAGTTGCCGGACGGAGCGTTTCCGGTCGGAACGATGCGGGGGCGGGCGGTTCTGTTGATCCCAGCAACGGTGGGCCCCGAGCCGGGGGCCGGTGCGTTGGTGGGCGGAATGGGAACCGGGCCGATGGCGGGGCGCGAGGAACTCTTCCGCGTCCAGGTGAGGGCGGAAGTGGAAGCGACACGCCCGACGGACGCTCAGCGAGACGATGGCGGGGTCGACTACGCCATGGCGCTGGACTCGATCCACCAGGCCGTGTTCCGGTCGCTGCAAGGCTATACGCCCGACACCGGCGAGGTCCTGGGCTGGACGCCGAAGTGGCACAGTCCGCTCCATTGGTGGGCCTTTCTGGCGTCGGGCCGGATCTTCCACGATGAAGACCGGGGGTGCCGGATTCAGTCCGCCGCCTACCAGGCGGTGGTCGGAATGGAGGCGGCGGCGTGAGGCGCCTCAGAGTCGGCCCGGCCCGGGTCCTGGTCGGGGCCTCGCTCCGCGCGCCGTTCGACGAATGGACGGACCTGGGCGACACGCACGGCGGCGTCGTGGTCAGCGTGTGGGCGGGCAGCCGAATCGCGACCGGGCGGACCGACCAGGGTGGCATGACGCCCCGCCACGATGCGGTGTGGGACGTGGGGAACGAGATGCGGGTCACCGCGCCCCTCCTGGGGTCTCAGTTGCGGCTGGCCGAGGATGCCTTCCCCGGCGCGCTCGATCCGGGCTTCGGGGGCCTCCCCGGCGTGGCCCTGGTCGTGGTGCCGGTCGCCGAATACACCGAAGGCGAGGCGTGGTGGAACGCGCCGGGCCAGATTATTCTGCCCCGCGCCGTCGCGAAGTCGGCGGGCGACTTCATCCGGTCCCTCCCGGAGCCGGGCGACACGGCGTTCGACAACGCGGTCACGTCGGTCGAGTGGTGCCTGCTCCACGACACGATCGTCCAGGGCGCGCGGCGCGGCGGGGTCTTCGGCCCCCTCTTCGGGACGGGCGTGCAATACGCCGGATCCCTCGGACGCCAGGCGCCCGGCAACCTCGCGACCGGCGCCGCCTTGGTCATGGTCTCCACGGCCAACGCCGCGCTGCCGTTCACACTGTTCCTCCGCCTTGGCGACGGAAGCGCGGCCCCGGCGGCGGCCACGCGGCTCCTGACGCTGGCGGACTCGGACGGCACGGAACTGACGCTGACCCGGCGCGCTGCGGGGTACGCGCTCAGCTACGACGGCGAGACCGTCACGGTTGCCCGGGCAGGCAACCCGACCGTCGAAGACATCCTGATACGGTTCCGGCCCACGTCAATCGCGCTCGACGTATCGCTGGACGGCGGCAACCCGGTGGGGGGGAGCGAGATCACCGGAAGCGCCCCGGCCAACGGCACCGCCGATGGAGACAACACCGGCGACGGCACCTTGGGCGGCGTCGCGCTGCGGAACCGCGCCCAGGTCGGCACCTACCGGGTCGTGGCGACCACGGTCGGCCCCGGCGGGGACTTTGACGTGCTGGCGCCCGACGGCACCACGGTCGGCACTGCGACGGCGGGGGCGGCCTTTGTGTCGGACCACCTGAACCTCGGCGTGATTGACGGCGCGATCGCGTTTGCGGTCGGCGACGCCTTCGAGATCGAGGTCACCGGCACGGCTGGCGTGGCGGACTCCGCCAGCGTCGGCGGCGTGGCGGCGGTCCAGGGCGGCCCGCTCAACCTTCTTTTGGCGGCGGCGGTGGCCGGGTCGCCAACCTTCCAGGATCTTCGACGGCTACTCTAAAGGGAGAACGACCATGAGGCATCTACGGGTGGGACCGGCCCACCTCTTCTACGGAAACCCCACGACGGCGGCCGGGGCGGGCATGACCTACCTCGGCGAGACCCGCGACAGCGTGGTGGTGAGCATCAACATCAACATCGCGCTCGGTCGGATCGACCAGAAGGGCATGACCCCGACCGCCGACTCGGTGTGGAGCCTCGGACCGTCCACCATGGTGACGGCCCCCTTCGTCGACGAAGAGTTGGAAAAGATCAGCTCCCTGATTCCCGCGTCGGAGATTTACACGGAGGGCGCGCTCAAGGCCCTGGGCTTCGGCGCCGGATTCGAGAAGATCACCGTCGGCTCGCTGTGCATCCTGCCCGTTAAGGATGTGACGGAAGGCGCCAACGGCATCGAATCGGTCGACCAGATATGGCTGCCCGCCGCCGTCTGCAATCAGTTCGGCGACCTGAGCTTCTATCTGCCCGAAGGCGAGGACGTGCTGGACCGGCACACCTGTCAGTTCGCCGCGCTTCGCCGGGAGACCGACCAGGCCGACACCGCGATACCCACCAAAGCGCAGGTCACGCTCAAGGGACCACCGGCAGCGGCGGGGTTGGCGTGGAGCCTCCCGGCAGCCACGCCTTAGCCGGAACGGCACTCAGGCGCGGAGCGACGATCGGGGGCCACCACCACCGGGTAAGGCCACCGACGGTTCGCGAGGCGGTAGAGTGCTTCGGAATACTGGGGTCCGCCATGCTGGAGGACTCCCGCGACGAGTTTCTGTTGCGCGAAGTGCTGGAGCCGTGGTGGGGTCGCGAGGTTTACGAGGAGTGGCGGCAGGAGGCGTCCACCGAGCGCGTTGCGATCCTCCACGCACTCCTGGCCCGGGGCACTCCGCTGTGGGACACCGAACCCGACGGCGACCGTATCGGCGAGGGTCCCGAAGTGTGGTGCGACGCCCTGGCGCTGTACTGCGACGCCTTCGGCGCCGATCCTTGGACGGTCTACGACACGGTTCCCTTCCCCTTTTTCATGCGCCTGCTGCCGGAGGCGCGCCGGACGATCGGGCGCCGATCCTGGCGGGCCGCCGAAGTTGTCATCATCCCGCACACCTCGAAGGAAGAGCGCGCGAAGATCATGCGGAAGATCCAGCGCGAGGCCGGGCTCCAGCTTGAGGGCGACCTGCCCGCCGGGGACGCGACGGAGGCGGAGATCGCCGAAAGCCGGGCCGAACTCGACCGCCTCTTCGGGGTCGCGAAGCCGGAGGCCGAAGCGTGAAGATCCGCGCGAAGTTTCGAGTTGACAAGGCGGCGCTCAAGCGGAAGGCCGAAGCGAAGGTCCAGCAACTCGAAAGGGCGCAGCGCGAGACGGGCGAGCGCGTGCTGGCCTACCTGGTCAGCTACGTCGGCGCGGACAAGGAAGGGCGGCCCCTCCATCCCGGACTGTGGCGCGACCGGACCGGCGACCTCGCGGAGGGCTACGAGTACAAACTGCTCGCGTTCGGCGGGAAGCGGGTCCTCCGGTTCTCGAACGCCATCTACTACGCGTCCTGGCTGGAGGCCATGGCGGGCTTTTGGGTCCTGTCGGGCATCTATCAGCCGGGCGGGATCTACCAGCGGGAACTGCGCCGGGCCGTCGTCGAGCTCGACCCGGCAGTTGGTCCCGTTCATGTCGCGGACGCGGCCTCTCAGCCGGTTGTTCTCGCCGATGAACTGGGCGACGAAGGCGT